TGTAGCTGAAAATCTCATCCCCGATGCGCGCATACTTCGTCGCGCCGGTATTGCCGAATGCGTCCGTCAGATCAGCCTCGGACGAAAACACATGGATGTTATGCACGCCGGGGCTTATCGCCGTCTTGAGAATGATCCGGCTAGGCCGTGGGAATAGCGCGCGCCGCCGATCTGCAAGCTGCAACGGGTCAACGCCATGCAATCGCACCGATCCGCTGGCGTCCGGCCCGTCTACCTTCTCCAGGATGAACAGCCGCTCTTGCATTTCGCTTAGGGCCTGCCCTTCATAGCCCTCGTATAGCGTCAACGTCATCTGCGACGTGTATTCGTTGCGCGCTTTCCATTTAGCCCAGAACGTGCCGCGATTGGGATTAGTCCGATCCCCAACGTAAAAATCCCCCACATGATCATCCCATGCAATGTCTTCTAGCGTCACGTCCAAGGTTGACCGAACCCCGAACGGGCTTTCACCATCGCGCGCGGCTGCAATGTTAATCCGGGTTGGCTGCGTGCCTACGCTCACAAGGCATGGAATGGCGTTGGTCCTAATATCCTGCCCGCTTTCGGAATACAGATCCGGCATATAGGTCGCACGATCGACAAAGCGCCATGTGATGAAAGCGCCGGTCGCGTCGTAGTTTGGCACGTCAAGGCATGTCGTGCGGGTATTGTAGCACTTGGGCACACCGACAGCCGTGCAAGGCGATACGCCAAAGCGCAGCGCGCATCGCGGCTGGCGCAATTCAACAACCTTGACAGGGCGACGATTGAGGCTTGTCTCACTCATGGCCGCTTATAGCCCCCGCATTGCAGATCAATCGTGCGGCTGATTTCCCTATTCGGTAATGTGCGTTCTGCCTTGACGGTTTCAGTAGGCCAAGCATAGGCTACCTCTTTCGGGTATTTGGCAGGCTTGGGGGCAATGTAGAATGTAGCGTCTCCCTCGTTGCAATGCTTGCGAAAATCGGCCCAATCGCCAGCCGCAAAGTCTTCTGATACATGCTCGATCTGCACCGCGAATTGCAGCCCGGAAGCCACGACAGATCGGCCAAGCCATTCGCCGGTCGCGCTGACGTTTACGTTATAGGTAAACTGCTCGGACTCGGTGATTGGCAAAGACGGCGAGAATGTGGATAGGCGCGGCAACGTCGTAACCCTGCCAAAGCGGATGTTGCCCACGCGCGGCGCTGTGGTGCCAGTGATCCGAACCCGCCATTCCTGCGCTGATACTTGCGGAAAAAGAAACAGGATTGCGCTATCGTCCGTTGGCGTCACCGTGGCCGCTTGCGTCCAAGTGGCACCCACCAGATACTCGACAAATACCGTGCCGCCGGTGCTGCCAATTTCATGCGCGCCGATGCCGCAATAGTCTACCGCTTGCGCCGATCCTGCGTTGATCGCCCATGTGGCTGGCAATGCGGTAGGCTTCCACGCGCTATAGGTTTGCGCTGTAGCGGCCAATGCCGCGCCGAAGCCACTAGCTGCGCTTGAAGCCGAGATGGTGCCTGTAATCGCACGCCAGCCGATCCGGGGCAGGTTTGTGTTGATGACGCCGCTTGCGATAACCACGGTCATGCTATCACCCCCCGGATACGATAGCCCCTATCATGCGCGTCGTTGATGAGGTTCACAAGCTGCTCCATGCCCATGCTGTTCTGGCCGCCAAAGTCAAAGCGCAGGGTTTGCGTCGGCATTTGCGCAGGCCCAGCAGATGCGCCTGATCCGCCAGTCGATCCGCCGCCACCGCCACCACCGCCAGCCCCGGGTTGCGACATGCTTTTGATGGAGTTTGCAAATCCTATACCAGTCGCCAAAACAGATGCAGCAGCGGCAAGCTTCACAAACCATAGCCCCGGCCCGCGCAAGGTTTCGGATGCAGCGACATAGGCGTTAACCATCGCCTCAAACGCACCCAGCGCAGCGGCTGCCTTTGCAATCCGGTTGTTATTCTGACCCACAGCGGAAAGGATTTGCTTTCCGGCATTCACAACCTGATTGAAAGCCTCTAATCTCCCGGCGTCCCTGATACCTGCCAGCCTGTTTTGATTTTCGCCTTCAAGTCGCTCTCTCTGCTCGTGGTATTCCTCAATCGTGATCAATTCACTTGCAAGCGCATCCTCTAGCGTTTGCAGGTTTTCGCTATACCACGATTTGACGGTTTCGGCTTCCGTCTGCAAAGACTCGATCAAAGCCTCAAGTCGTTCTTGCATTTGATCCCGCACGTTTTCGGCGCTTGGCAATCCCGCAGAAACAGAATCTTCGCTGTCTGGTTCATCTTCGCTGTCAAATACGATAGGCGGCAAATGAATAGGATCGTCGTTGTTGCGCAACGAAGTTATCAACGTTTGAATTTCTTGCAGGCGTTGCTGCGCTTCATTCAATCTGCGTTGCGCTTCGTCCCCATCCGCACCCAAAAAGAGCGCTGCATCAGGGTCACTCATTGCCGCTTCATGTCGTGCGCTGGCAAGTTCCGATTGCGCGCGCGCCTCAGCCAAAGCCGATTGCGCGCTTTCCAACTGAGCCTCTGCCAGGCGGATAGCCTCATTGCGCGCGTCTGGTGCGCCGGTATCGGTATAAACGCCTAGCACGCGGTTCAATTCGTTTTGCGCCGTCGTATATGCGTCAGTGGCAGGCACAACGCGATCAAAGATAACGCCTGCAATTTCGCCAATAACCTTTGCAGTGCCTTCAATAATTGGCGCAAGCGTGACCGCAAGCAAATTGCCCAAGCCTTGAAACGCCATGCCCAATCGACCGATAGCGTCGTTTGCCTTTTCAACAGCCAAGGCCTGATCGGTCGATACTGCAATTCCAAAACGCTTTTGAAACTCGGATGCGTCGTTTAGCATTTCGCCGTATCCGTCAAGCATGTTGATCAAGCCACGGCCAGCGCGCCCGAAAATCTCCATCGCCGCTGTGGTGCGCTCGGCGGGATTGCGAATGCTGTTTAGGCCGTCCGCAATGACGCGAAACTGCTCGTCCGGTGAAAGGTTTTGCACGTCTTGAATTGAAACGCCGATGCGCTCAAAGGCCCGCGTGGCCGCTCCTGTCCCGTCTGCCAGTTGCGTTACCGCAACCTGCATTCTGCCCATGGCCGTCGCAAGTTGATCCTGAGAAACGCCAGCCTCCTCAGCAACCATTGACATGGCTTGCAAACGATCCGTCGCAACGCCAAGGGAACGCGCCTGCTTTGCAAGCTGGTCAATGTTGCTCATGGATGCGCGCGTGAGAGCGGTCAAAGCCGCAACAGCCGCGCCAATAGCAGCAGGCCCCGCAAACCTGCGAAGCTTGTCTGTTGCATTTCCAATAACTGAATTGAATTGGCTGACGTCTGCGGTGATGACTTGTCTAAGCGGCGGAAGCATTATCCCAAGTCTCCATCCATTCTTCCAGAGCCTCCACCGATCCGCGCGTTAAGCTTCCGGCATAATCGCCGGGGTCTTTCTCTCGGTGAAACTCGGCCTCTGCCATGAATTCGGCAAACGTCATATTCCAGAAGTCATCAGGCGAAAGCCCAAAAACCTTGCGCGCTCTTAAGTAGCAACTTGTCCAGTCGATTTCTGGAATGCCGCTTTGCCCCGACCCTTCGGCACGCTTTCGGATGGGGCTTCGGGATTTTTTCCAAAATCCATATCTGGCAAAATAGCCTGCGTCAGGGTGAGCGCAAAGTTTGCGTAATCAATCCGCTGCTGCGTTGTGCAATGGCCAGAGATAACCGTTGAAACAACGTGCCAGCATTCTTCTTCTGTTGCCTCAAATCCAGCCTCGGCCAAAAACAAAGACATGACAATTGGCACGTCCAGAATTTCCGAACCACCTGTATTAAGAACCTTTGCAACCGTAAAAAGATTGCTCTTGCGGTCGCTATCGGTTTGAAGCTTGGCGTCAACCCGACGCAAAAAGCGGAACGTGGGCGAAAATTGTTTGTCCTCACCCTTCCAGCTTATTGTCATGTCGCGCGATACACTCATGGCGTAGCCGTGAACGTGACAGCATCGGCGCTCTCAAATGTGGCTTGGAACGTAGCCGCCTCCGCCCCGTCGTTGCCGCCCTGCGTGAAGCTGGCAATGCCAAAGCTGCCCGAGTAACTGCCGATGCCAGTGATGACAAAATTCATGCTCTTGAGCACGTCAGACGCATCAGAAGCCCAATCAATTAGCGTGTCGGTTGTCAAAACGCCGCTGCACGTCATGCTCAAACTAATCAAGCCAATTTCCGACAGCAATTTGCGAACGCCAAGATCATCTTTATTCGTGATGTCGATATGTTCGCGGTTGATGACCAATTCGTCGGTTTGCGCGCCTGCCACGTCGATCGTTGCGACCTGCACGCGAACTTTGCGCCCTGCTAGTGCTACCATTGCAAAAACTCCTGTCTGCGTTTTGCGTTACGTTATCAGATATTCGGGCTTTGTTCTAGACCATGCGCAAAAATTAATCCAGATACACAACTCGTAACCGGATTAGGCCGTGCATCGTTAGTCCGTCCGGGTCCGCAATGATGTCGCTGCTTTCCCGTTCGCATGTAATAAAGCCTGGCACGTTCCATGCTTGCCGGATCGTGGCCAGCGATACCGCGCGCATGATGTTGCTCAACGTCACAGCCGATCCCGACCGATCCCACACGTCAATCTGCACAATGGCCGACCCGCCGAGGCTTTCTTTCGTGTCAAATGCAACGTCACTA